ACTTGCTATTTTGTTTGCTGCTTCAAATTCTGTAGAAGCGCCTGTAAGATTGTCTATAACCCTGTCTAAACCGCCTTTAGTAATATCATCTAAAACAGCTCCTAGTTCTTTTTGGCCTATAGAACTTAAAGCTGATACAAAAGCTAAATGAGGATCTGCACCTCTATAAGCAGCATTTACTACGTTCCCTACTACATGCGTTAATACAGCTGCTTGTTCATTAGTTACGCCTGTAGTTCCTTTTAGTGTTTCTGCTACAGCGTTAGATGTTATAGCCGCGTTAGCCATAATTCCAGCCACCGCATCTGAATTAACTTCTCCTGTTGTAGCTAATTGAGTTATTGCAGCAGATGCGCCGCTACGCACTACGTCTTGCACTACTGTAGGTAAAGACTCCCATCCTGAAACTAAATCATTAAGTTCAACACCAACACTATCATTTACAGATTGGTAGTTAAGAAAATCTTCTGAAGTAGCGTCAACAGCATAATCTATATCTGCTTCAACAGCTTCAGATATCGTACCCCCTACTTCAGATATTGTTCCTGAAACAGCGCCAGATACAGCTCCTGCAAAAGCCGCTTCGCCTATATCTTGCCCGGTCATCGCTGCTGTAACTGCTGCTCGGGTAGCTGAAGAGGCTGATTGGGCGGCTATTTGACCTGCAGCTTCTCCTGCAAAAGCCCCTACTTCTGGTCCTACATATTTACCTACATACGATCCGGCATTACTCCCAACATAAGAAGCAGCCATAGTTAGAGCTACGTCTCCAAGATCTCCTCCATGTGCAGCCGTACTAGCCCCTTGTATAAGGGGAATTGCCCACGCATTACCTGTAGCTACTGCAGCAATTGTAACAATAGTCGTAATAGGGTCGTCGGCCATCCCTTCAAGAACTTCACCGACAGCGTCAAAAACAGGATCAAGTACTTCGTCTACAGCCCAATTAACAACATCAGAGGCAGCATCTCCAACCCAACTAATAGCTTTTTTTATGGGTTTAGTAACAACACTCATTTATACATCCTGCGGCAATGGATCTTTGCCAATTTTACAATACCCTACATAATCATCATCTTCAGTTTGGCCTATATAAACACTAGTGTCCGTATTTTTTACGAGTCTTTGTAATACTTGAATTAATTTTAATACCTCTGTTCCTTCAAACGAAGTAGTATAATGCGTAATATTTTTTTCTTGCAGATATTCGAGATACCCCAAACAATTGTTTAGATAGTTTCTACCTGTATCTACGTTAAAAGCACGTCCAACCATTTTGTTTTTGTTATCGCCTCTACCTTGTTGTGCTAAAAATACAGTATTTCCAAATTGTGCTGTATCAGCCCCTTCTAGTGTGCCTTCTATAGCTACAGTAGCTAAAGCTGTTGCTACAGAATTACCTTTGCTTCCTAATTGTTCTAGCGCCATACGTATAATTTCTGGGGCAACTAACTGTTCGTCGTTACTGCTTATAATTTCTGCCATAATTATCCAATCTCTAAAAAACTAGCTACAACGTGTAGACGGTTAGCGGTAGCCGCAGTAGCTTTTAGTATTTCAGATTCTTGTACTATAAGAGGCGCTGTTAATAGTTCTACTGTAGTATTTGCACCTACAGCTTTCACTTTGAACAAACTAAACACGGCGCTTGCTGAGTCAGTCAGTGTAAGCGTTATGGTGTCTGCATTTCCAGAGTCTTCAGATACTAAAATAGACTTAACTATAGCAGTTTTAGCTGTAGGGCATGTATACAATGTAGTTACACTTGTAGAAGTTAAGTCTATTTTTGCGTTTTTATAGTTGTTTGCCATTAGCCTACAAACCAAGAAAGAGTTTCAGAAGTTTCTACTGCGGTCCCATCTTTTAAAGTTTCATCGAGTTGATTAAAATACACCCGCAATATTTCATTATATTGATTAAAATATTCTTGTTCGTACATAGACGTAGCGTAAGGAAGAACAGGAACAGTAAAATTTATATTGTGCGTGTATGTAGCCATTACCTTCTTCCATCAGCTCGCATGTCTATTCTAGGAACACCTAATTGCCATTGCACACCTGCGGCAGTCGATTCAATTTTTACAGCTAACTGCCTACCGCGTACTCTGGTATTTATTTGGTTTGTATACGCTTCTACAGGTACTGTAGCACTTCTTGTAATAGCTCCAGAACTATCTCCTCCTTCTGAAGCAGGGCTATTATACCCAGATCCAGAATTTTGCAGTGGGTACAACGTCATAGTTGCGCTAGGAGATTCCGTAGTAGACCCATCAAAAGTAATATCAGGCATTACACGCCAGACAAAACTAAATTTATGCCCATCGTTTAGGTCAAATTCACCAGAAGTTATATAAGCACTTATAGCCGCCGATGTATTAGTTTCGTTGTCATCTATACCTTCTTCATGGTTGACAAGATTATAACTATAAGTAGCTGCTAACGGAAAACTGCGCATACCAGAATCTAGCCAAGCGGTTCTAGCTAATGTTCCATAGTACCAAATTTTGTCTTGGTAATTATAGATAACGTATTTATCTATAGTTGTAGAATCTGTAGAGCAATAAAACCACCATATTTCGTGAAATTCTTCGTTGGTACCCCCAAATACTTGATCTAACTCTATAGAATTAAAATCACTAAACACATGCCGGAGCAAATCGCATGGGAGAGGTTGTACCCTACCGTCATACATATAAAACTTATCTTTACCCATCCAGTAAGAAATGCCGTTTGCAGAAGCTACAGCGTTAGGAGAAGCTATAGATATATTATCTGCTACAAGTTGTGCGCCCCATACAACTTGACCACCAAGATATTGAAGACTGTATAATGCCGAATCAGTCCAAATATTTAATGCTTGCCTAGATTGTATCGCCGTTACAATCTCAGACCCTCTTGATAATCGTAAACTCCCTGCTTGGTTAGTAGCAGAAGGAGTCCAATTGGTAACATCTTCTTGGTCAGACCACCTTATTAGCATTGGATCTAAAACGCTGGTACCTAAAGTGTTTACTCCAAGACAAAATACAAATCGGTTAATATCAGAGATAACTAATCTATTTTGTTTAGTTGGGACGTTAGAAGCGCCGCTTAAACTAGAAACAAGCACCCCGCGAGTAGATACACCATTTGTAGCATCCCAATAATATAAAGCACCACCTCGGGGAGCAAATACTAGATCTTCTCCAAAATTTGATTGGCTCCATAACCGCAAAGATACAGAACTCGTACCACCACTACTCCATGTACTATTACTCCATGTTCCAGCACCCCAACCAGTTAACGGAGCAACAGTGCTTGGACCTACACTTATTTGGTACGCAGCGTCAGTAGCGGAGCCACCATTACCGGAATCAGAAGAGTTAGCCGCAACAGAAGAAGTAAATGTGTATGTGTTAGCACTTGGTACTGACACTATTTGGTGTTCTGCATTAAGAACAGTCGCAGTAATAACACCTCCTAAAGAAACCGCACTACTAAAAGTTACAAAATCGTTAATACTAGCTCCGTGGCTATTATCTGTAACAGTTATTGTTGTAGAGCCGTTAGTAGCAGCAAAAGTAGCAGCATTAGTAGTAGTTGCGCGAATAGGCGTTATATCATAATACGCCCCACCTCTTTCTATATAGAATTTTAAGTGTGTGCCAACACCAACTAGCTTAGTACCTATTAACGTAACCCAAGCCCACAAAGACCTGCACACACCCTGAAACGAGTTACCAGATATACGTTGCCAACCCCCTATTTTTTCAGGAAGTTGTTGACGAAAACGTATTTTATTACATTCATACCAACCATTTTCGTTGGCATACCGTGTTTTTTCTCTATTTACACCCGGTTTAAACGATAATTTTTGTAAAGGCATTATTTACTCCGAGGTTTCTCCAAACACAGGTACACTTGTTACTTGTATAGATACACTACGTTTAAGAACAAGATCTGCTCCACAATTAGAACATTTATCTGCTTCTAATTCAGATTCATCAAGATCAAACCCACACGCTGCACAAACAACTTCTACAGTATGAGCTGACTCTACAACACTACCACTAACGGTTTTTGCCGTATAATTTTTCTTCATAGTATACCTTTAAATTGCGGTTACTTCTCTTTCTACACATACAATACCTCTTACAAGAGTAGGTTTTGGTTTAAAATTTTCCATAGCGTAATAAACTAACTCACTAAGGTTTTTACCAACATATTCATAACAAGTATTTAAGGTTTGAAAATGAAGCGGTTTGTCACCTGCCGCAAGAATTTCAACTGAATCTGGTCCGTTCCTATCCGCAGGGTTAAGTAAAATCATAACAACCAAGATAACATATACGGACATTTCAGACATGACTATTTCCTTGTTTTTTCAGGTTTTACTCTAGGAGATACTGCCTTTTCATAGTAAATAATAATTTGCTTTTGTTGTTCTATATAACGCTTTATTTCCGCCATATTTAAGGCTAGCGTTTCGTAATCTCTTACGCTAATAGCATAAAATAAGAAACTACCGTTTTGCTTGGTATAGCGTTGTTTAAATTCTTTAAAGTTCTGATCCGTTACAACAAACCAAGTGATATTGTTTAAATCAAGTTCACGAGGCCGATTTTGCGTTGGAATAACGCGATCAACTTCAACCCGCTTAATCTCTATACGCTTTAACTTATCCCAACTACAACTACTCAGTAGCAGGGACAGTAGTAATGCGCTTAAAACTGTCAAATAACTTTTGTGTTCCACGGTTTATCTTCTTCTCTACCAATTTTGGTTTCTGTTGACTCAATCGACTAAGATCATGTTTTCGCAGTTTGCTAATGAGTTTATTCTTGTACTCTTCAGCGTTCTGCAAGTACGTATTAAGTTCTTTGTTTAGCTTTTGATACTTTTCAGTATCCGCTTTTAGAACTTTTATAGTATTGTCCTGCTCCGCTTTGGCTTGCTCTAGCTTAACAGTGTTTTCTGTTAGTATTTTAATTCGGTTTTGCGTATCTTTGTAATAGTAATAGCCGCCGTAAGCCATACTTCCGGTTATACCAATAACAAAAATAGAAATGTATATC